ATGACACAGAAATTTTCGTCCGATGGCGCGCGCGCGCTGGATCCTGAGCTGCGTGTGTTGCGCGGGCTGTTGGCCAAAATCAGCGAGGAGCTGCTGCAGCTCTATGACGGGTTGCGCTCTGGTGACGGTGTGAGCGGCCCGATCACTCAGCGCAAGCTGGGAGAGATGCGGCACTGTCTGAGACTGGTATTCTTGATGGAGACGGATTTTGAAGAACGCAAAGCAAAGCAGCAGGGTGCGGCCAGAACAGCCCTCCTCGACCTCACCGCTGCCCGATCTGAAATTGGGCGCAAGCTGGATCGCCTCCGCGCCAGCGTCAGTGCAGCAGGAGTTTCTGGACAGTCTGAGTGAAACGGCGCTTTTGGCCTTGCCGTTTCTGTTTGAGTTCTGGGCCATGCCGCATCAACTGCCGCCTGATGGCGATTGGAAGACCTGGGTGATCCTGGGCGGGCGTGGGGCCGGGAAGACCCGTGCCGGTGCGGAATGGGTGCGCGGTTTGGTTGAGGGGCGCAGGCCATGTGATCCGGGGCAGGCGCGGCGGGTGGCGCTGGTGGGGGAGACCATCGATCAGGTGCGCGAAGTGATGGTGTTTGGCGACAGTGGGCTGATCGCCTGTGCGCCGCCGGATCGACGTCCCACTTGGGAAGCCGGGCGTCGGCGGTTGATCTGGCCGAATGGGGCGGTGGCGCAGGCGTTTTCGGCGCATGACCCCGAGAGCCTGCGCGGGCCGCAGTTTGATGCGGCCTGGGTGGATGAGCTGGCGAAATGGCGCAGGGCGCAGGAGACATGGGATATGTTGCAGTTTGCGTTACGACTTGGCGATAATCCCAGACAAGTGGTAACAACGACGCCGCGCAATATTGGGGTGCTTAAGCAGCTTTTGAGGGCTCCCAGTACGGTGCAGAGCCATGCGCGCACAGAGGACAATCGCGCCAATCTGGCAGACAGTTTCCTTCAGGAAGTGGAGGCGCGCTATGCGGGGACGCGGCTGGGCCGGCAGGAGCTGGAAGGGCTTTTGCTTGAGGAGGCCGAGGGCGCGCTCTGGCGCTCAGCGCAGCTTGAGAGTTTGCAGCGCGACAGCCTGCCGGAGATGGACCGGATTGTGGTGGCGGTGGATCCGCCGGTGAGCGGGCATGCGGGCTCGGATGAATGCGGCATCGTGGTGGTTGGGGCTCACACCAAGGGCCCGGTGCAGAGCTGGCGGGCCTGCGTTCTGGATGACGTGAGCTTGCGCGCCGCCAGCCCGGATAGCTGGGCGCGTGTGGCGCTGATCGCCATGGAGAGCTGGGGGGCAGATCGGCTGGTGGCGGAGGTCAATCAGGGGGGGGATCTGGTGCAGGCGGTGATCACCCAGATTGACCCATTGGTGCCTTACAAGGCCGTGCGGGCGAGCCGGGGCAAGGCGGCGCGCGCAGAGCCAGTGGCGGCGCTTTATGAGCAGGGGCGCGTGCAACACATGCGTGGGCTTGGCGCGCTGGAAGATCAGATGTGTGAGATGACGCAGCGCGGCTATGTCGGCGCGGGCAGCCCGGACCGTGTGGATGCTTTGGTCTGGGCGCTGCATGAGCTGATCATTGCCCCCTCTGCCAAATGGCGTGCGCCGCGCTTGAGGGATTTATGACGCTGACGATGCAACACCGACCGGACGCTGAGATAGGAACAGATTAAATCAAATGAGAGATAACTGATCCTGTCCAGAGCGGAGATGGCACACCGACTTGGAGCAAGACGAGCACAACGATCAAGATGAGCGGGAGCGCGGGAATGCTGAGAAAGTTGTTTCAGACAAAGGCAGCACAGGGCGATGTGGCGCATAAGGCGAGCGCTGCGGGGCCGGTGATTGCCTGGCATGGGGCGGGCCGGGTGGCGTGGAGCCCGAGGGACACCGTGTCACTCACACGAACGGGCTTTGCCGCCAACCCGGTGGGCTTTCGTGCGGTGCGTATGATTTCTGAAGCCGCCGCTGCGCTGCCGCTGATCCTGCAGGACAACCATGCGCGCTATGACGATCATCCTCTGCTGAGCCTGCTGCGCCGTCCCAATGGCGGGCAGGGACAGAGCGAGCTGTTGGAGGCGCTCTATGGCCAGTTGGTGTTGTCAGGAAATGGCTATGTTGAGGCTGTAGGTGGGGCACCGGATCAGAATGGGGCACCGCTGCCTCAGGAGTTGCATGTGCTGCGGTCGGATCGCATGCGGGTGGTGCCGGGCGCGGATGGCTGGCCGGTGGCCTTTGAATATTCCGTGGGCGCGCGCAAGCATCGCTTTGCCGTGGGAGATGTATCGCCGATCTGTCATATCAAGACCTTTCATCCGCAGGATGACCACTATGGGCTTTCCCCATTGCAGGCGGCGGCCATGGCGCTGGATGTACACAATAGTGCGTCGCGTTGGTCCAAGGCCCTTCTGGACAATGCGGCACGGCCTTCAGGTGCAATTGTGTACAAAGGCTATGAAGGTCAGGGCAGTTTGCCCAATGAGCAATATGAGCGGTTGGTGAGCGAGATGGAAAGCCACCATCAGGGCGCGCGCAATGCGGGGCGGCCGATGTTGCTGGAGGGCGGGCTGGATTGGAAGCCCATGGGATTTTCGCCAAGCGATATGGAATTTCAGAAAACCAAGGAGGCGGCTGCGCGCGAAGTGGCGCTGGCCTTTGGGGTGCCACCTATGTTGCTTGGCATTCCGGGGGATGCGACCTACGCCAATTATCAGGAGGCCAATCGGGCGTTTTACCGGCTAACGGTGCTGCCTTTGGCGCAGCGGGTGACAGCGGCGCTTGGCAGTTGGTTGTCGCACCATACTGGGGATGCGCTTCAGCTGAGCCCGGATCTGGATCAGCTGGCGGCCCTGGCACCTGAGCGTGATGCGCAATGGGCCCGTGTCAGCGCCGCGCCCTTTTTGACCGATGACGAGAAACGCGCGCTGTTGGGGCTGCCGCCGCGTGTGACGCAGGGCGGGGATGCGGATGGGTGATCAGAGGTTTGGCTTTGAGGGGTTTGCCACAAGCCGGTTTGCGCCGGATCATTTTGACTGTGCGCCAGGGCTGCGGCTTGAGGCGCATGAGAGGGTCGCAAAGTTGCAGTTTGAGAGTTTGAACCGGCGTCTGGACAAGATCGAAGCGCTGATTGAGCGGTTAGAGCGGCGGTTGTGGCTTGCGGTGTATGGCGTGGTGGCTGTGGTGTTGGCGCAGGCGTTTCAGTCGGTACTTGCGTCGTTACCGTAGGAAAGGGTGCGAGAGGGAAAGGATATTGCATGACAGAGTTGGAAACCAAATTTGCCCGTTTTGACACCGGGCTTTCCGTTGAAAATGACGGGCAGATTGCGGGGTATGCCAGCCTGTTTGGTCGTGTCGATCAAGGCGGCGATGTGGTGCAAGCCGGTGCCTATGGCGCGTCTCTGGCGGCGCTGAAGGCAAGCGGGCGGCAGGTGAAAATGCTCTGGCAGCATGATCCGGGCCAGCTGATTGGCATTTGGGATGAGGTGCGGGAGGACGCGAAAGGGCTCTGGGTCAAAGGGCGGCTTCTGGAGAGCGTGGCCAAGGGGCGTGAGGCGGCGGCCCTGATCGCGGCGGGGGCGCTGGACGGTCTGTCGATTGGCTATCGCACCAAACGCGCCAGCAAGACCGGCAAGAGTGGTCGGCTTTTGCAGGAGGTTGAGCTGTGGGAGGTGTCGTTGGTGACCTTTCCGATGCTGCCCACCGCGCGGCTAATGGCGAAGGAGGAGACCCCTCTGAAGATGCTGCGCGATGTGGCCGCGGTCTTTGAGCAGGCTGGGCAAGAGATGGCGCGGCGCTGAACGCGCGCGTAAAACAGAACAGAAAACAGGAACAGTGTGATGAGCAAAACCGAGAGCGACTCTCGGATCGGAGAAGATGTGTCTCCGGTTCAGGACGTGAAGGCAGCAGTGGCGGCATTCATGAGTAGTTTCAAAGCCTTTCGAGGTGATGTGCAGGCAGATTTGAAGCAGCAGAAAGAGCGATTGACCATGTTGGAACGCACAAACATTCAGGCGGCGCGGCCGCAATTGTCGGCGGGCTATGATCACCATGCCCCCCATCAGAAGGCCTTTGATGCCTATCTCCGTACCGGCGAAGATGACGGGCTGCGGGGGCTGGAACTGGAAGGCAAGGCCATGTCTTCGTCCGTGAACAGCGATGGTGGATATCTGGTGGATCCGCAGACGGCGGAGACCATCAAATCCGTGCTCAACAGCACAGCCAGCATTCGAGCTATTGCCAATGTGGTGACGGTTGAGGCGGGCTCGTTTGATGTGTTGATTGACAGCACGGATGTGGAGGCGGGCTGGGCGGATGAAACATCGGCACGGAGCGAAACCACCACCTCCACAATTGAGCGGATTTCCATTCCGCTGCATGAGTTGTCGGCGCTGCCCAAAGCCTCGCAGCGGCTGTTGGATGACAGTGCCTTTGACATTGAAGCCTGGCTGGCGGGGCGGATTGCAGACAAGTTTGCCCGTGCAGAGGCGGCAGCCTTCATCACCGGGGATGGCGTGGACAAGCCAACCGGCATTTTGACCCATCCTGTTGTGGCGGAGGCGAGCTGGAGCTGGGGCAATCTGGGCTATGTGGCCACGGGCGTGGACGGGGATTTTGATGGCGGTGATGCGCTTGTGGATCTGGTCTATGCCTTGGGGGCGCAGTATCGCGCCAACGGCAGTTTCGTGATGAACTCCAAGACCGCTGGGGCGGTGCGCAAGCTTAAGGATGCGGATGGGCGGTTCCTTTGGTCTGACGGGCTGGCGGCTGGAGAGCCGGCGCGTCTGCTCGGATATCCGGTGCTGATTGCCGAGGATATGCCCGACATCGCCAGTGATGCGGATGCCATTGCGTTTGGTGATTTTGCGGCGGGCTATACGGTGGCAGAACGGCCTGATTTGCGCGTTCTGCGCGATCCGTTCAGCGCCAAGCCTCACGTGCTGTTTTACGCCACCAAACGGATTGGCGGGGATGTGAGCGATTTTGCTGCGATCAAGCTGCTGCGCTTTGCTGTGAGCTGATCTCTCGGGTGGGTGCGCGGTGCTTTGCTGCGTATCCGGGCGCGCGTCGGACTGCATCACGTTGTCTGGCTTACCCCCTCCGTTGAAGCGACGTGAGGACGCGCGTCCGAAAATGAGCTTCGTCTGTTTTTGGAGTGTTTCCATGATGTTAATCGAAGAAACTCAGGTGTCTTCTGCGGCTTTGCCAGTGGCCGCCTTCAAAGAGCATCTGCGGCTTGGCAGCGGCTTTGCGGAGGACAGTCTGCAAGATGGGCTGCTCGAGAGTTTTTTGCAGGCGGCGCTGAGCGCAGTGGAGGCGCGCACCGGTAAAATCCTATTAGAGCGTGATTTTGCCTGGACGCTTTATGGTCCAAACGTGACTGAGGCGCAGGGGTTGCCCGTGGCACCGGTGCAGGCTGTGTCAGCCGTGGTTTTGACCGATGCGCAGGGCGGTGAAGTGACCGTGGCCACCAGCGCCTATCAGTTGGTGCAGGATGGCCATCGCCCCATTGTAAGGGCGACGTCGGGCGCGTTGCCACAGGTGCCTGCGGAGGGCAGTTTTACCATACGGTTCACGGCGGGATTTGGGGCCGATTGGACCTCTGTGCCTGCGGATCTGAGGCAGGCGGTGTTTCTGCTGGCGGCGCATTTCTATGAGTTTCGGCAGGACACGCGGCTGAGTGAAGGCTGCATGCCATTTGGTGTGACCAGTCTGCTTGAACGCTATCGTGTGCGCCGGATGACGCTGGGAGCGGGGGCATGAGCGCGCCGGTGACTTTGTCGCGCCACCTGCTGCTGGAGCGGCCGGTGGCGGCGCCGGATGGTGCGGGGGGCTTCTCGCGGAACTGGGAAGCGCTTGGCGTGGTCTGGGCGGAGATGCGCGCGCGCGGTGGGGGCGAAAGAGATGGCGGCGCGGTCACCCTGAGCGCAGCGCGGTATCGCGTGACCCTGCGCGGGGCTCCGGTGGGCAGCAGCCTGCGCCCGACGCCGGAATGCCGGTTTCGAGAAGGCACGCGGGTGTTCGCGATTGAGACGGTGACCGAGGCGGATGATCTCGGGCGCTATCTGACCTGTCATGTGCTCGAAGAGGTGGCGACATGAGCTATGGCGTGGGCGCGGCGTTGCAGACTGCGATCTATCAAAGGCTTGCGGCGGATGTCACGCTGGCGGCGGTGGTGGGCGACGCCATTTATGACGCTATGCCGCGTGGCAAACTGCCATCGCTTTATGTGGCGCTTGGGGCGGAGACCGTGCGGGATCGCTCCGATGGCAGCGGGCGGGGTGCAGAGCATCGCTTTGTGGTCTCGGTGATCGGCACGCGCGATGGGTTCAAACAGGTGAAAGCGGCGGCGGTTGCGGTGAGTGACGCGCTGATTGAGGCCGATATGAGCCTGAGCCGGGGACGCCTTGTGGCGCTTCATTTTGACCGGGCGCAGGCGCGGCGGGTCACAGCCCGCAATCTGCGGCGGATTGATCTGCGCTTTGTGGCGCGGGTGGAAGACAATCACAGCTAATATGTGGAGAGAGAGATGGGCGCACAGAGCGGCAAAGACCTTTTGATCAAGGTCGATCTGACCGGGAATGGGCAATTTGAAACTGTGGCTGGGCTGCGGGCGACGCGGATCAGCTTCAATGCAGAAAGCGTGGATGTGACCTCGCTGGACAGCCAGGGAGGCTGGCGCGAGTTGCTGGCTGGTGCGGGGATGAAATCGGCGACGCTAAGCGGATCGGGTGTGTTCAAAGATGCCAGCACGGATGAGCGGGCGCGGCAGATTTTCTTTGATGGGGAAACCCCGGCGTTTCAGGTGATCATCCCGGATTTTGGCACTGTGGAAGGTCCGTTTCAGATCACCGCCATCGAATATGCCGGCACGCATAATGGCGAGGCGACCTATGAGGTGTCTCTGGCCAGTGCGGGTGTGCTGAGTTTTGAGGCGGCGTGAGCCATGGCCAATCCCTTTGCGTGTGAAGTGGCCCTCACCATGGATGGGCAGCGCCATGTGCTCAAGCTTACGCTGGGCGCGCTGGCGGAGCTGGAGGCGGGTCTTGGCGAGGACACGCTTGTTGCGCTGATCCGCCGGTTTGAGAGCGGCGCTTTTGCCAGCCGGGATGTGCTCGCGCTGATTGTGGCCGGGTTGCGGGGTGGGGGTTGGCAGGGGCAGGCGCGGGATCTGCTGTGCGCTGATATTGACGGCGGCCCGATGGAGGCGGCACGGGTGGCGGCGCAGCTATTGGTGTTGGCCTTTGGCACAGCCGCAGGAGGTGGCGATGGCGACGTTTGACTGGCCCGCACTGCGGATGGCGGGGCTGCGCGGATTGGGGCTGACGCCTGACGTCTTCTGGGGGCTCACCCCGGTGGAATTGATGGTGATGCTGAGGCCGCACCACGGGCCGGAGGCTCTGTCCCGTGCTGGTTTTGAGGCGCTGATGCAAAGCTATCCAGACCTGCAGGATAGCGCTGCCTTTGGACAGGCTAAGGAGTGCGATGATGGATGATCTGGAGGATTTTGAGGGGCAGGTGGAGGCGCTTGAGGGGAGCCTTGGGCAGGCCACCGCGATGGTGGCGGGCTTTGATGGCGAGCTGCGTCGGATGCAGCAGGCTTTAGGGGCGACGGGGCAAGATATGGCGACGCTGGAGAAGGGCATCGGACGCGGATTGCGCAAAGCGTTTGATGGATTGGCCTTTGACGGGATGAAGTTGTCAGATGCGCTGCAGACTTTGGCGCAGTCGATGATTGATGCGGCGTATCGCGCGGCGATCACGCCTGTGGTGGATCAGATTGGCGAGGCCGTTTCTGGCGGCATAGGTGGGTTGATTGCCGATGTTCTGCCCTTTGCGCAGGGGGCGGGGTTTGCACAGGGACGTGTGATGCCTTTTGCGCAGGGCGGTGTGGTGAGCGGCCCAGTGAGCTTTCCGATGCGCGGTGGGCGTGGGCTGATGGGGGAGGCAGGGCCGGAGGCCATATTGCCGCTGTCACGCGGGGCGGATGGCAAGCTGGGTGTGCGTGACACAGGGGGCGGCGGCGGGCCGGTGCGGGTGGTGATGAACATCTCCACGCCCGATGTGGCGGGATTTCAGCGCTCACAGGGGCAGGTCGCCACGCAGATGAGCCGGGCGTTGAGCCGGGCGCAGCGCAACAGATGATCAGGACAGCGGACACAGGAGGCGGCCAATGGCGTTTCATGAAGTGAGATTTCCAACAAGCCTGAGCTTTGGCGCTCTTGGCGGGCCGCAACGGCGCACAGAGGTGGTGACGCTGGTGAATGGCTTTGAAGAGCGCAACACGCCATGGGCCCATGCGCGGCGACGCTATGATGCCGGGCTCGGATTGCGGTCTTGGGATGATATTGCCGAGGTGATCGCGTTCTTTGAGGCGCGGCAGGGTCAGCTGCATGGCTTTCGCTGGAAAGATTGGGCGGATTATCGCTCTGCACGGCCATCTGAGGCGGTCCATCATGCGGATCAGGTGATCGGCACAGGCGATGGTGCGGCAACGCGATTTCCCTTGGTGAAAACCTATGCCTCCGGCGCGCAGAGCTATCAGCGGCCAATCCGCAAGCCGGTGGCACAGACGGTTCTGGTGGCTCTGTCTGGTGGTGTGTTGCAGGAGGGCGTGGATTACGACGTGGACACAGCCTTGGGCGAGGTGGTTTTTAGGCAAGCGCCAGAGGTTGGCACGGAGGTGACTGCTGGCTTTGAATTTGACGTGCCTGTGCGGTTTGACACGGACCAGATCCAGACCAGCATGGCGGGCTTTAAGGCGGGCGAGGTGCCCAATGTGCCGGTGGTGGAGGTGCGCGTGTGATGGCGGTTCAGCAGGCACTTCTCCAACATTTGCAAAGCGGGGCTACAACGGTTGCACGCGCCTGGGGGCTTGAGCGCCGGGATGGACAGCGCTTGGGGTTTACCGATCATGACGCTGATCTGAGTTTTGAGGACTATGTGTTTAGAGCGGCCACCGGGCTGAGTGCGAGCGCGCTTGAGCAAGGCACAGGGCTTTCGGTGGACAATGCCGAAGCCATTGGGCTGTTGTCTGATGCCGCCGTGCGCGAAGAGGATATTGCGGCAGGGCGGCTGGATGGGGCGCATATCACCTGTTGGATGGTGAACTGGCAAAATCCGGCGGCACGCAGCGTGGTGTTTCGGGGCACCATTGGGGAGATACGTCGGCAGAATGGGGCCTTTGTAGCGGAGCTGCGGGGGCTGGCGGAACAGCTCAATGTGCCTCAAGGGCGCGTGTATCAAAGGCCGTGTACGGCGGTTTTGGGGGATGCGCGCTGTCGCTTTGATCTGAACACAGCCGGGTTCGTGACAGAGCGGGCCGCAGAGCAGGTGGAGGCGCAGCGTGTGTTTGTCTTTCAGGGCGGCGCGGCGTGGCATGGCTTTGAAAACAGCTGGTTCACACGGGGGACGCTGCGGGTGCAAAGCGGGGCGGCAGCAGGATTGCTGGGCAGCATCAAGCGGGATTGGTCTGAAGCGGACGGCACGCGCTGTCTGGAATTATGGGATGCGCTGGGCGCGCCGGTGGCAGTGGGCGATATGCTCCGTATGGAGGCAGGATGTGATAAGCGTTTCTTAACTTGCCAGAGCAAGTTTCTGAATACGCTTAACTTTCAGGGGTTTCCGGACATTCCCGGTGAGGATTGGATTGCCCGTTACCCAACGCGCAAAGGCGGCAATACCGGGGGCAGTTTGCGATGAGTGACGCGATGGGCCTGAGGGCGGCGCAGATCGCGCGGCGTTGGATTGGCACGCCCTATCGGCATCAGGCCAGTCGTCTGGGTGCAGGCACAGATTGTCTGGGATTGATCCGGGGCGTGTGGCGCGCACTGTACGGGACGGAGCCAAGTGCCGTGCCGCCCTATACGCGCGATTGGTCGGAGGCCGCGCTGCAGGAACGGCTTTGGCAGGCGGCGCAACGGCATTTGGTGAGCAAGGCACTGGCGGATGCTGCGGTGGGCGATGTGGTATTGTTTCGCATGAAGTCCGCCGCGGTTGCCAAACATTTGGGGATTTGTGGCGCGGTTGGCCACGCACCAACGGTCATTCACGCCTATGGCGGCCATGCGGTTCTGGAAAGCCCGTTGAGCCGCCCGTGGCAGCGGCGGATCGTGGCGCGCTTTGCCTTTCCCGACAAGCTCTTGCCGACAGAGGAGGCAGCTCTATGGCAACATTGA